GCATGTGAAGAAGATGCGACAGCAGTCGATCACCCATTTGAACCAAGTGGCACTACGCCTGGTGGTAAATCTTTTAGTGGAGATCCGTATGAAATGATGGCAAAAGTAACAATAGCTTATTGGTATGCTTGTATTGTTAAACCATTCGGTCCAATGCCAGCAGCTCTACCTGCAATGCTTAATGCACCTCTAGGTGGTCTTTATATTCCGATCTATTACGGAAGTGCAAATAGACTTGCTAACAATTTAAGAAAGGCATGGAATACCGGTAAAGTCTTTAATAAAGTACCTATGACTCAACCGCCAGCATTTGCAACATCCACAGCAGTTGCAGGAGCTTATGCCCTGCATCTACTTGAATTTAAACTCTTGTATCTTGGTGGTATTCCAACACCAGTCGGTCCAGTGCCGATGGTTGGTTTTGTACCAGTAGTATTTTAACCCCAGTCTTTTTCGAAGGTGTACCAATGGTCTGCGGACGCACAGTCCCTACAAGCATCAGCAACAAGTATTACCTTTTCTTCCATAGTTAACATCGGTAGAATGGCTCCTACATGCATCTCAATTAACTCACTGTTTGGTATGTACTCTGCAGTATGTTTTGCAATTCCAGTGATAAGCCTATAAGCATTATCTTCTACAGAATTAAATCTTGTTCCTTGATGATAATCAACATTAGGTTCTGCAGTTGCTAGTTCCCATAGTTTTTCAATACCTATAAGATCTCTAACATCTTGGCAGATTTCTAAGATTGCATCTTTATGCTTAAGAACAGCCTGGTAACCATGACCACCTACTCCATTACATCTTACTTCGTTTACATTAAATTTACTCATATATTATTTAGTTTTAATTACAGTACTAATATACGAAAAATAATTGACATAAAAAAATTATTTGGTACTTATTTTGTAAGAAAAGCCAACTCTTTTTGAGCTAGATAAATAACTTATATGAAACCCTGCAAATTAAGAAAAAACAACATGGATAAAACGTGTGGGTGAGTAGATATATAATATGTTAATACCTTTTAAATAAAAAATAAATGTCAGACAAAAAAAGACGAAGAATAAACACTTCAGCCCAAGAGGCAACAACCGTAGAACTAGTAAAAGAAACAGTTCAAACTCCAACCCAAGAAGTTACCGAAAAGAAAGAAGATGATGGTAATGATTTTTCAGAATTTTATGATGAATCAGGGGAATTCAAATGGGAAGCTTACGAAGCAACCTGTGTAACAGCAACCCGAACAGCAAATCCACATATTAAGACACAAGACGGAGATCAAGTATTCTCTCGCGAGCCTTATGCTCAAGAATTGTACGATATTATGAAAGGTGCTAGCATGGACATCAAGCCTCAGTTATTTGCAGGTGAAATTCATGAAGGTACAATACATGGTGTGACTGAAGAATGGATTACAATAGACATTAACTATAGAGAATTAGTTTATGTTAAGGCTAATAAAGAATCAGAGGAAGTTAGACAACTTTTACCTGGAGCGGAAACTGCAGTTTTAATTACAGAAACTAAAGGTACATTAACTGGAACTATTACTGGTGGTGTAAAACATAAAACATTCATGGATCTTAGAGCTGCGATCAACGAGGGCAATACTGCCTGGATCGGTACAGTGAATAATATGATTGAGAATGGTGGTTATATTGTAAAAGTACAAGGCGTAGATTGCTTTATGCCAGGATCGCTTGCAGGTATTAATAAATTATCAGACTTTAGTTCTATCGTTGGAGAAGAATTATATGTTGTACCAGTAAGCTTCTCACCAGATCGAGGTACTTTAGTGGTTTCACATAGAAAATATTTACAAGCTCTAATACCAAGCTCTATTAATGATTTAAAACAAACACTTGATGAGCCTAAATCAGGTTTAGTAACAGGTACTGCAAAATACGGAGTATTTGTTGAATTTAATAAGTGTTTAACGGGTATGATCCATACAAATGAACTTGATGAAGAAACTTCAGCTAAATTCAAAGCTAGGGAAATTAAGCCAGGAGAGCCAATCAACTTCTTTGTAAAAGATATTATCACTAACAGCAAGATTACATTAACTCAAAAGGAAACTACAACAGTTAACCCTTGGATTAATATTTCTACAAGGTATCAAATACCATCAGTTGTTAAGGCTAAAATTAAGACTAAAAAAGAATATGGAGTCTTTGTAAACATCGAAGATGGTGTAACAGGATTGCTACATGTTAGTGAGTTGCCAGGTGATATATTAGATACCTACAGAGTTGGAGATGAGATCGAAGTACAAATTACTAGGATCGACGAGGACTCAATGAAGGTATTTCTTAAACTACCCCAATAACTATTGCCACAGAGTTTGATATATATTGAAAAGTAATATCATACTCTTAATTAATGCAAAAGTTAAAAAGCAATTCAACAAGGCACGAGGTACTAGCTGCCAGCCAAATGGGCATAGAATTTGAGTTCTATTCTAATCTAGAATTAAAAAAGACTCAAAAGTCTTTATCTGAACTTTTAGGTAGAAAGATTCAACTAGAAGAAAAGGCTCATTCAGATTTTGTACCGTCAGCAGATGTGTTCAAGATGGAACCAGATATGTCTGGTGGTGCTGGGCTAATTGAATTAGTAACTGGTCCTATGCCTTATAGAAATGCTAGGTTAGTTATTGTTAAAATGTTAGGATGGATTCGTGAAAACGGTTACACATCTGATCGAGCATCGATCCACCTTAATATGTCATTCAATCCGGATTATTTAGAAGAACCAAATATGATCCAGCACATGGATGTGTTGAAATTCATACTTGAGTTTGACGAAGATCGTGTGTATAAGTATTTTCCAAATAGAGAAGATTCTACTTATGCGAAGTCTATTAAATGGATTATGCCTAAACATGAAGCGTTTTACTATAATGCTGATTTAATTAATAAGGACAACTTTACTTTTGCTAATACTAAATATTATGGTATTAACTTTGAAAAAGCTCAAAGTAATTATTTAGAATTTAGATATATTGGCGGTAAAGATTATGAGAAGAGACAAGAAGATATTTTAACTCTAGCGGATAGATTTATCTTAGCAATTTGGAGGTCTTGTAGAGATCCAAGGTTTAATTCTGCTAATAAAATCGAGTTACAACGTATTTTAAGAAAGAATGAACCTCTAATGGCAATGTTAAGAGATTATACCGCCGTAAATAAATATTGGCCTAAGATAGATATATTAGTAGATTTACAATCAGATCCTACGGTAATTAACGTACAATGGGATAGATTTAAACATAAAGTATTAGATTTGCTATCAAATGGTACAATGGAAGAAGGTATAATTAATTACGACTCAGACTATTCAACAGTCCAAGTTAAAGATGGTAAATTTAAAGTAGCATATTTGCTAGACGGTTTTGAATTTATTGATTGTGAGCTATCAGGTAATATAGAAAATAGTGAAATATACGGTGGTCAAGTAAACGGAGCACAAATATTAAGATCACAAATATATAAAGGGTGTGAAATCATGGATTCTAAAGTAGAATCTTGTTTTGTACACGGCAGCGTAACAGTAAAAAACTGTTTTGTTTTTGGACGAGATGGTATTTTTAAAGGTAGAATGGAAGGCGGCATATTTAGAGAAGGCGGAGTTGGACCTAATGCTAGATTTTCAGATGAAACTGAAGTTGTGGTAAGTAAAAAAATAAAATCATAAAATGAGTGAAATTAGAAGTGGTAATGATAGTAATTTAAACACCGGGAGATCCTTTGGTGATAGTTGCTTAAATGCCTTTTTACAAGAGTTAGGTGATGAACTAACAGGGGCGTGTATGGTGCCAGTGAATTTACCACAAAGAGAAATTATTAATATAGTTAAAAGAGCTAAGAAATGGTTCTATAAAAACTATGAAGATTCTGTTTTAGAAAACTATTATCATGTACCGCACTCGGTATTTAGTAGCCAATACTTTAAAACTAATAGAACATTAAATTTACCTGGAGCAAGTGTAGATGGATCTGGTTCTGTATTTTCAGTATTTGGAGTACATGATATAGCATCTGGTTGGAACTCAACCGGTGGTGGATTAGATGTAAGATTCCAGGGTGGTGGAGATTTCGCTATCGAGAAGATGTTATTTAGAGGTATGTACGATGGCTCTGGAGCAGCAGAGTCTGCAGCTGAATTAGAATATTATGTATTAAATCAGTCTTTAGCAGATATGGCTAGACAGATTTTAGAAAACCCTATTTCTTTTCAATACTCTAGACTGACTGGAGAATTAAAGATTATGGGAGATACTCCGAAGGGAGATCTAATACTTGATGTGTACGAAACGATTCCGGATTGTGCACTATTTGACGACGAAATCTTTTTTAGATATTGTTCTGCTAAGATTAAGCAATCACTAGGCGCTAAGCTTGGTATTTTTAAGTTTGCATTACCTGGTAATGTGGAATTCGACTACGACGCAATAAAAGACATGGGAGACACCGAATTAGAGTCAATTATTGAGGAGATAAAGGGAGACGAAGGAGTGGACTGGATGTTCCACTCATAAAAAGTAGAATACATATATAAATGGATTTTTATATAAAATATATAGGAGACCCTAACTATCAGACAGGGATTGTTCAAAACGTAAGTGAAATTGAACAATTGTTGGCTCAAATAGAAACAGCTCTTTTCACAAGAAAGAGAGATGTTTTAGGTACTCCAGGGTTTGGTTGTAACTTAGAAGATATTGTATATAGTTTAGGTCAAAATGAATTTCAAATTAAAAATGAAATACAAGGCCAACTAGCTAATTACGTACCTCTTTCTAGAAAGTACAGAACCAGTGTAAGCGTTAAGTTTATGCGTGGTGAAGTTAGAGATATTGCGTTCATTGATATTACTGTTAATAACGAGTATATAATCAAAGTAAATTTAAGATAAATAACTAATGGCAGAATTAAAATTTTTAAGCACACTAAGAACATCGGCTAATCAAATTAAGACCGATGCTCGAACATATATCGCAAGAGTTTACAAGCGTGCGAATACCTTATTTACTGAAGCATCTCCATTTGCTCAGATTATTTCTGTTATGGCTGAGTTAGGTGAGTTAATTATGTTCTATATAGAAGACTCTTTAGTAGAACAAAACATATATACTGCACAACAACCAGAATCAATATATGGTATGTCTAGATTGACAGGCCATGATGCAACTAGAGGATTTGCAGCAACTGGTGAGATTGAATTTAAATGGGCAGTTGGAGCAGATCTTGGTAAAATTGCAGGAACAGGATTAAATATTGATGCAAGATCAGAGTTAAAATGTGAACTAAATGGATTAATGTATACTCTATTAACTTCGCAAGATAGATTTAGATTAGAAAAGTCAAATAAGTACGCTATAAAATGTGCAATTGTTCAGGGTAAATTTGAATCTCAAACCTTTACTGGAACTGGAGAGTCAATGCAATCATATAATGTACAAACAGCCTCTTTAACAGATCATTCTAAAGTTAGCGTTTCAGTTAATGGTGAGAAGTGGACAAAACATGATTCTATGTACGATCTATTAAGTAACGAAAAGGCGTATATTCTTAAAACTGGTATTTCCGGTGGATTAGATGTTTATTTTGGAACTGGTAACTTTGGTGCTATACCAGGTGCTGGTAATTTAATTGAGGTAGAATATCTTAAGCATGTAGGTTTCCAAGGTAACTTAGATGATGCACAAGATATTATTTTTAAATGGGACGCAGAAGGTTCTGATTCAAACGGTAATGAGTTTGATTTAAATGAATATTTAGAATTAACAGTAACTTCTTCTCCTAAAATGGGAGCAGATAAAGAGTCGTCTGAGTTTACTAAGTTAATGGCGCCCCTGGCTTCTAAATCATACGTTTTAGCAACTCCAGATAACTATGAGTATTTCTTATCAAGATATGGGATGTTCTCGTATGTGGATGCCTATAATACGACTGCGGATCAATATTTAGATGATGACAATGTAATTTACATTTTTGCAATACCAGATGCTAGAAGAAAGTTATTAGCAGATCAGGATTATTTTTCGATCCCAATAAATGAAATGTTTTTTGATCAAAATGAATATGATAAAATGTCACAAGTCATTCAAGATAGTGGACAGCAAATGGTTACGACTGAAGTAGTATTTGTAAAACCACAGATTAGAAAATATAGTATGGATATTAATATTAGATATTTTGAAGGATATACTAAACAAGAAATATTTATTAACGTTAGAAGAGCAGTAAGTGATTATATGCTAAACGTTACAAGAAGAGATAAACTACCTAAGTCTGATATTGTGTATATCTTAGAATCAATCGACGGCATCGATGCGGTTAATGTAAGATTTATATCTGAGACTGAAGAAACTGCAAGAAGATTAGGTTATTATGTGTCTACGACTGTAACAGTTGTACCACAAGAGCCTGTAGTTCTAGAAGACATAGGTAATGGTAAACAAAAATATATTTTCTTTAAACAAATAGAAGAAGTTAAAACGGTGGATGTTGATGAAACAACTCAAATACCATACGATATAGCTGGACTAGATGAATGGGGAGATATTATTATGGATAAAGAAGAGGTTGCTGTTTTCAGAGGTGGCTGGCAAGATAGAGATGGCGATGAAATAGTTGATGATGCATTAATGAATGCTGAAGCAGCACTTTCAATTAACTTTGACGCAACTGCAGTACCTAGAACTATTTACACTAGAGTACAAGCTGGAAATAGAAAATCTATAAGATAATGAGTCTATTTAAAGATCTATTAGTATACAGACGTAAACGATTATACAAGATTTCCAAACATAGGAAAGATGATAATGTTAACGTTAAGTATGATTACAAAAAACATGGTTTGCTTGATAAACAAATATCTCCTCATATTAGGAGAAATCAAACAATGAGAGAGTTTCTTATATTTGTTAATGATTATTTTTTAGCGCTATTAGACCAGGTTAGATCTTTAAAGAATTTTAGTAACTTTACAGTAGAAAAAGACGACGAAAGAACTAGATAATATGTGGAATAATTTAAGATTCTTTAATGGCACAAAATCAGAGCTACAATTAGTTCAGGATGCTGATAATATATGGACAGGAAAAGTATATCTTCCAGAAGTATCTGCAAGCCTGTACGAAACTGTTAATTTGTTTATTTTAGAAGAGTGTCTATATAATGGTGACGTCGTGATTAATAAACCACTTTCTCCAGACAGTACACTTACATCATTAGATTTTAGTTGGGAAAACTTAAGACCTGACCAATCTACAGATGTTATTATGTATGGTATGCGATATGAAAACGGGAACGCGTTTGTAAAAGAGCTTAAAACTCAATCATGGGAATTTGGACCTTCTGATACAATAGTTTCACAAGATGCTAATTACTTAAAGACTATTAATACTAACTTAAATTCAGGAATACAAATTAATATTGCAGTATCTTCTGAAAACCCTGGTATTCATAAAAGAATTTTACAAATTAAATCTGGAGACTCAATTGTCGCAAGAATAGAATTTTATGGAGAGGTTGAATCGGAAGATGAAAGACTAAGAGTTTTATTAGCTAACTTAGGTGCCTCATTAGAAGCAGAAGACTTTATGATATTTAAGTCTCATGATATTTCTGAGATGCATCCTGATTATCAACTTCTAAACCAAAAGAGAAAAGAAATGTTATTAGAACTTAATAACATTAAACCTTTTGTTGGAACATATAAAGCAATCTTAAATGCTATTGATTTCTTTGGCTATGATAAGATTACACTAAAAGAGTATTGGATTAATGTAGATAACTCATCAAGAACTTTTGGTAAGCTACATGCAATCCCAGTACCTAACTCATCGGTTAGAGGTGAGATGACTAGAAAGAGATTAAGATTTAAAGTACCTTCTAAAACACAAAAGAAAACTAGTAGGTTCTCATTAGTTTACAGACTAAATGAACCGAATGGAACTTTCGATCAATGGGATTTTGCTAATGTTGATGAAGTCTTTGATTTTACACCAGAAGAAGTCCTAATTAAATTATACGGTTTAAAGAATAGATTACAAAGAGATTTTTTACCCCTCGAAGCTAAAATTGTAGATATTACAGGAGAAGGCGACTATTTCACACAGAAGAATGTAAATATGTGGAAGATTCAAAATCCAATTGGATTCTTCTCAGAGGGACATAGAGTTAAGTTCGATATATGGCCAAGAGATAGAGATCTTTTTATTGAAGATACCTCAATGGTTTTAAAATCTACATTAGACCAAAACGATGCAACTAGTAGTTATGATACGTTCTTAAACTTAGGAGTTGGTAACGAGGCTAGTTTAACAAATATTCAAAGATCTGAAGAAAAAAGTATTTTTGAAAGTTTTTATGATTCTTACCATGATAGATCTATGGAATCATATAACCAAAACTTTTCACAAACTAATATACCGATAGGTTGTCCTATTATTTTAGATTCTACTGAGTCTTGGGATGATATTTGGGATGAGGCTACTTTTGTATGGGATGATGCAGTTGATGCAAATCAGAATTTAAAAGTAACTTGGAACAATTGGTATAAAAGATGGGTATATGAAATTGAGTGGATTATCGATGGACCAAATGATTTCCATCAAGAATATAGAGGGCCTGTAGATTATTTAGATGTTGACGGTAATGTTATTGATGACTATAAAAGATTACCGATTACTTTACCATACGTTGGAAGCTACACAGTAGAAATGAGAATGTATGATTTATTTGGACACATGTCTTACTATAAAAAATCAGATCTTTTTGAAGTTAAATTAAAAGAACTAGAATTATACGGAGTCTATAAATGGTTAGAGACTGATGTAAAGGGTAATGCAACTCCATGGAATCTTAAATCTTTAGATTGGGATAAGTCTGGAGGCTACTGGGATATGCCACAAGACAATACTCAAAAAGTAGAAGATACTATTGCAACTTTATACCAAACCCTAGACAGAGCAAACTATATACATTTAGAAGAAGACCAAGGTCTTAGATTTTCTACAGTTAGAAGATTTGGCGATGTGTTTTCAGATACTGGATATTCAGAAACTACTGGACCTTATCAATGGGATGAATGTAGCTTTAGATGGAAAGATACTGAGCATAACTGGTGGGACAACTTAAGAGTTGGTCCAGATTTAACAGCATCTTTTAAAATAGATTGGATCGAACAGGGTGATATATTAGCAATTACACATAAGAACCCAACGACTGGCGTAGAAAGAATAGGTTCACATACGATTATGTCTCCAACACCAACTGGTATAAATGATGTAGATGGTTGGAAATTAATTGCAAATGAATTAGAGGCGTCAATAGATCCTGTAATTTCAAAATTTAACTATAATCCTGTGTTTAAAGATATAGATTCTGACGATGATATAGATACTAACGATCAGTTTTACTATATTATATGTAGTGGACAAGAGTATTCAAAAACTTATGATTTTGAATCAGTTACAATAGACACAGAATCTCCTACTTCAGCAATAAGCGGAGAGGTACATGTGGTCCACTATAATCCAACATGGGATAATGTAAAAGTATTTAAAAATTATGCTGTGGTCGAAAGATCAACGCATTTAACTATATCAACTGACATTTCTAAGTTTCCTGGTGCTAGAAAGCCAATATGGACTATCACCAATATAACTAACCCAGAAATCAATGATATATACTATAATAATATGTGGCTTACTTACATTTTTCAAGAACCGGGTGAATACTCGATACAATTGGAAGCTGAAGACACGTATGGAAATAAGAACGTTGTAAAACGCAACATGTTAAAAGTAAAATAAATATAAAATGGCAAACATTACTGAAATTTTAGGTACAGATTCGGTATCATCTTCGAGACCAACTATCAATAGTAATTTCGAATTATTGAATGACGAATTAGCATCTGTAACAGCTCTTTTAAACCCTGTGACTGGAGTCTTAAGTGGTTTAACATCTGCTACAGCACAACAACTAAGTATCGTAGATGGGACAACACTATTTGTTGTAAACAACACTGGTGCAACTGTTTCTACTGCTGCAACTTTTTCTAGCTCGGTGAACCTTGGTGGTTCAATTATTAAGTCAGGTGTCGTTGGTACTGCAACTAGTGCAACTACTAATTTAGCACCGTCTAGTATAGATAAAGGCACATACTTTATTGATGGTAACTTCGTGGTTCCTGTAGGAGTCGATGGACAAGAAGTAACATTCATAAGTGTAGCATCAGCAAGTATATCGTTAGGTGCGAATACTGGAGCTTCTTTACAAGCAACAAGTATTGCATTAGACGCAGTTAACTCAACTGTAACACTTAGATGTTTTAACACTAAATGGTATGTAGTAGCTTCTCACAAAGCAACAATATCATAATTAAACAAAAACCGAAACTGTAGATGGCAACTCCGTTAGTTAGAATACCACAGCCGCAAGGCGGCACGATGTATGCATTTGCTTCATCGGCAAGAGATATTACCAGAGCATTCAATAGTGCTGACATCAATTTTGAATTTAGTAAATATGCTTTACTAGATTTACCTGATTTCACACAGTCTGCAAATGGCCAAAACGCAATTGATTTTCAATTAAATCTAAAGCAAGCTTCTGGTCAGCCGTATGTCGCTAATATGCCGAATGTGGATTTCGCGCAAACATTCCAAAATTATGCATTAAATTTAGAAGAACTTCTTTTAAATGATGATGACTATGATCCGATCTTATTGCAATCAGATGCAGAAAAGATCTTTTTTAAATGGTTATCTTCTTTAGGAGCAATTGATTTTAGACCTTCAGATTCTAACGAATCTTCGACAGGTGATTATGCTGAGAATGATAATGCGATTTTAGGTGGAGCAAACTATGAGAGAGTAGTAAAGTATTTAGGTAGCATCGACGCAGAGAATGACGTTGCATATCAAGGTAATACTTATCATGAGGTTTATATTAACGTACCAACATCGGTAGGTTTTACTCCTCAGGTCTTATTTAAGCCTACTGACTATAATACAACAGCAACTAAATTATATCCTAGTGATGTAAATGCTGTAAATATAGAAGGCAGAGAGGGGCAAACTCACCCAGATCCTAATATTGACTTATTGCCGATTGTAGATCAATGGACTCTTAACTCAGGGCCATATTATGATGTACAAACAAATTCTACAAACTCTGTACAAATAGATTGGGACACTGCTGCTTATGAGCAGATCCAAAATAATCCAGACATTAAGTCGTTATTGGATTATGCAAAAACTGGACAACAGTTTAGATTTAATGCCGTTTTAGTATATTATGATTTATATAGCTCTTCTGTACCTGCTAATAGATCTACAAACTTATATGGTATCTTAATATTAGATGATATTACAGATGCTTATGGACCTGGATCTAAAATCCACGAACAAATTAAATTTAAGCCTAATGAAGTAACTGGCTTGAATGGTAATGCATACTCTTTAAAATTAAACCTTAAATTCAATTCATCTCTTGATAACGTAGGTGTTGAGACTAGTGTAAATGATTTTACTACATTCTCTATGGATTTATTCATGGACACTACCACAGCGCTTGAGAACGCGACAGATCTACTATTACAAGCTAATAATAGATATAGTGCAATTGCAGAAAGATTAACTAATTTAGAGAATATAATTTTAGGAACAGCTCAAGCATCTCAACTAGAAGCAAGAATAAAGGAATTGGAAGATGACTTTACAGCTTCTTCATTACAGCTACAAGATTCAGATGCACTATTAACTTTAATTAATAATGCACATGGTAAGATTAATCAATTAATAGATGGGACAATTCCAGTAGAATTACAATATAATACAGATGTAATATTTGCAGGTAAAGGAACTACTGTTGATAAATCAGTAGCTGGTAAAATTAAAGTTAATAATGAAGTTGAGGGCTATGTAGTTTCTGATTTATTTAAATGGGATATTGCATCAGGTATTGTAACTGGAGCTTTAACATCAACTAGCTTATTCGATAATTCACAGGCTAATCAATACGGAGTATGGGCTAAATTAAACCTTTACACTAATAGATTAAGTCTAAATAACATATTAAACAACGAGTCACTAAATAGTAGCCTAGATATATACATTGATGATTCTACCAACGGATGGAAGAAAGGTCAAGTATTTAAAATAGCGATAGATACTATTGATGTAAATGGTAACAACATAAAGGTTTTAACTAATAAATCCGGAGGTTGGCAAAATATCGCAGACATCGACCCATCACAGTTAATAACGACTAAACCTTACATTGAATTGGTTTGTATAGATCCAATCAACTATGTATTTGAAGTAGATATTTTAAGATAATATGAACACTAACAATTCCATATCTAATTCCTTAAAGAAGCTTTTAGAAATTAATACTAATTCTCTAAAGACATTTGAAAGAATCAACGAAGCAGTAACTACTAATGCGAAATCTATTCCATTAGAAATACTGACAGACGAGGGTACTAAGATCGTATCGGTTCCTGGGTTTGGTTATATGAAGCAAGAATTATTAAGATTAGATAATAATCTTAAAGCTCTAGCTGGATTAGGAAAGGGTAGTACTAAAGTAAAATTACCAGATGGTACTTTTCAAAATATTATTACAACTTCATTAAAGACTCCTGCTAATGATATTACGACTTTAGCTAGACCAACATCGTTTGAGTCTAAAGCAAACTATTTTGCTGAAGACTTTTTAAACCCAATGTTAACTACATCAATTGATGTAAGCGGTCAAATACCAAATGATACAGAAAGAATTCTTGTTAAAAGAATTTTATTCGATGGAACAAATCAAGTTGCTGTAGATTTCTTTAACGAGAATTATAGAAACCAAGATGACATCGATTATTTAACGGCAATTAGAGATATTGTCAATAACAATATAGCATATACTCTTGACGAAGAGATGAGAGATATGCCTTACAGAACTACACAATATACTGGAACTTTTGATGTTCTATCAATTTCTAATTCTAAAAGAGAGGTTGTTGAAAATGGTGTAACTGTAAAACAGGCTATTAAATTATATACTTTAGATAGTTTAACTTATTCAGATAATGATAAAGATCTAGATCAAACTGAATTACTACGCGTAGGAGATCAGTTAATGGTCACTGGTGGTTCTAAAAACACTAGGTATGTAATTGACAAGCTGGATTCTTCAACTAGACAGGTTGAACTTAGATTGGTTGAAGGGTATGAAGCTATTAAAATTGGCGGTGGTGCTTTATCAATCTATAAATCTGAAGATAACAATTTAAATATTAATGTTCCTGTTGGATTTGATGAAAGAATTTTAATGTTTGTAAAAGCAATTGACCCTGAATCAAAAATCTTAGCTGAGAAATGGTCTCCAGGTGTTGGATTCTATTCAAACGATTTAGAGGTATTGCAAGAAGATGGTAGTATTATTTTACTATCTTCCTTCTATAAAGATAATGTAGCAGATTTCGGTAAGTTTATTACGTCTATTAAAGAGGATAATATTCCTCCAGCAACAGTTGGTGTTACGCCAGATGCTCCTGAATTAGACGGTCAAAACTTTAAAGTAATTCAAATCAATAAGCATTTAACTGAAAACGATGCTGCTGATAAAATAAAGAAATTATCTGCTGATAAAATATCTGTACAAGAGGCGATTAAAAAACTAGATGAGACGATTACTAAAAAGAGATCGGTTATTGCTAGTACTAAATATGCATCTCAAGTACAAAAAGATAAAGATAAAAATGAATTAATTGCTTTAATCGAAGAGAGATCGTCTGAAGCAAAATTATATAATTCTATTGTAACTCAAATACAGGCACTATCATCTTCTTCAAATGCGCAGAAGATTAATCCTAAATATAGAGTTAGAGGTTTCTGGAAAGTGCCTACTGCAAAACAAGTTGCTGATACATTAGACCAACAAGTTGTAAGATTTATTGTACAATATAGATACTTATCAACTTCAGGTAAAGCAGCAGAGGCTTCACAACTTAAGTTTACAGTTGATGGTAGAGAACAATCTGCTATATTCTCAAATTGGAACGAAAAGAAATCTAAAGTTAGACAAAGATCTAAAACTATTAATAGTGACGGATCTATTGAAAAGAAGTTTTCATGGCAAGCTAGTAAAATTGAAGATGGCCAAGAGATTAATTTTAATCAATTAGATATTCCAATCAATCAAGGAGAACTAGTAGAAATTAGAGTTAAATCTGTTTCTGAGGCTGGATTCCCTGCTAACCCAATTATGTCTGACTGGTCAGAGCCGGTTACAATTAATTTCCCAGAAGAAGAAATTGATACAACGGATGTTGCTGCAGTAGTTCAAGTAAATACTGCTGAATTAGCAAAAGTACAAATCACTGAAGAATTAACAGGTCAGGGGTTATTTACTCACGTTGATGATTCATTTACTGCTAATGAAAATTATTATGCTCACGTTGCAACTAATATTGCATCCGGATTTTTATCACCAGAACAGAAACCAATTTCTGTATATGATAAAATAGCTGAACTCGAAGCTCAGATAGCTGGACTTAAAGGAACTGTTGAAGCTGAAGTTGGAGAACTTATGGTTAAAATTCTTTCAGAAGACGGTTCGGTTACAAATATTAATAAAGATACTACGACTCAATTATTTGCAGGATATTATGTCGATGAAGTTGCAGATTTAACTGTAAGAAAAGGACATATTGTAACTAAAACATTTAAGTTACAATTAGAAAATAGTAAATCTACTAAATTAGAATTAGTTTCTAGACTAATTGGCGATAGAAGTAAACCTGTATATAGATCTATTAACGTAAATACTGAAGCTAACTCAAAAGGATTTGGTATTGCAAATGAACAAGCTGGACAAAGTGCTGTAGATACTAAAGTTGAAAGAGATACTTATTATCAAGAAGAGGGTAATTATGATTTAGTACCTATCCAATATCAAAATATAAATACTGATAATTTTGATTTAACATCAGATGCACCGTACCAATCGGCGCAAAGAAGAGGTCAGTTTATTTACAGTAGATATATGGATATTGCAAATCAAAACCCACATTATATTACTAAGCCAGTTGGTGAAACTGTAGTTTCGCCCGAAATATCGGATTACGAACACGGATTAGCCTTTGCTACTGGTTCTGGATCTGGAGCTGGTGCTGGTGAAGAATGGCCAAACTCGGCTGCTGCAACAGATAGCAATAATAACTTTATATGGTCTGGAGGTTTTGTTGATTACAGTGAAGGACAGGAATGGAGCAAGAGTCAAGTTAAAGTATCTCCTATTAGTTCTGTAAATATTTCTCAATATAACTCAGGGTTATTTGTACACAAAGACCACCCTAGTTTAGCTAATATATGGGATAGTGCAAATGCTGGAGGTAGCTATAGTATATCGGGTGTAGCAGAATCTATGATATTTTCAATGCCCAAAACAGCTACTTTAGCAACAGGGGCTACTTTATTTAGTATCTTCGGTTCATCTGCTGATACAGATAATCAAACTCAAGCTAAACAACAATTAGCATACCATCAAGGTACTGGTTTATATTCGACTGTAGCGCAAGAGAGACCTATGAAAATGTCGTTTGAAGCAAATGACCAATATATGTTAGGTGGTAAGTCATGTGGAGCATTCTTATTTATGTCTCCTGTGAATGCCGATACACTAAAAGTAAGCGGTGAGACTAAAAGATCTTCTAAAGAAGTTAAAGCTAAAAAGGATAATGAATCTAATGCAGTTTCAGTAGATATTGTATTCCAATTTAGAATGACGGATTACTTTGGTAATGAGGATTCAATTGACACTGGTCGAATTGGTGGGTTTGCTAGACTTGCGTATAATAACTTAACTTATACTAAGAAAATAGGTTTAGATATTTTTGACAAGTATGGTGAGCAGTTCTCATTTGATTTAGAAGTATTCGCGAAGTACGGTCCTAAAGGTAGAAATTTAAACTCTATTAAGGCTGCCAAGTTATTTAGATAATATATAGCCTGAATAAGGTGAATATATAATAGAGGAGACATCCTTTAGAAAATAGATATGAATAATTAATGGCTATAATACAAGTAGATTTAAGAGAGACTAGTTACAACTCCTTGGCGGCAGCAGAAGCTGCGATTCAAACTACCCTTCCTGCCAATTACTCTGGCCCGTATGAAATTGTATATTACAATGATTCTGGTTCAGGCCCAGGCCCTTCTCAGGGACAACCGGGCCCAACCGTAAACTTGTTTGAGGATGCAACGCTTAATACTCCATTTAATGGACAAGATAAGTATTGGATATTTGATGGAGGTAATTCCGTTACATACGGAAATCCATACCCTTATATTCTACAGATAAGTAATGGTGCTGTAAGTACAATAAACAACGGGATGACATCCTTTACTTGTACTGATGCAGGCCTTGATATTCCAGATGGTGCAGATGGTGACCTTGTAGTAGGTACTGTAAATTCTGGACTTACTATTGCTTCTTATGCTCCAACAAATTATGCAACTGGAACTAGCACTTACAGTGCAAATATTAATATACCTGCAGGGTATAATAATTCTAGTGATGGAACACTTGAATGTGTAATTCAAGGCGTTACAATTACTACAACACAGGCTCCAACAACGTATGATTGTAGCGTAGCAGGCCCGACAATTGCTAATGGTAATGCTGGAGATACAATTCAATCAGCTGCAGTTACCTGGTTAGTGGCTCCTGCTAATTCCGACTATATAATAACTCCAAGTGTATATACTTACGACGGCGATGGTAATGGAAATACAACTTATACAATCACTCAAATAGAACCACCTATAAGTGGTTATTCAAATTCTGGAGGTGCAGATATTTCTTGTGACTTTACTGGTGATATAGCTGCGACTACTGCAACAACTAATGCGACTGCTGCAACGACTTTAGCAACTAACGCGACACTAGCAGAATTTACATGTTCTACAGAGACATTAACAATTGCCAATGGTGTGATTGGTGAGCAGATTACGGCTGCCGACTTTTCAACTGACGGTTCTGCAACTTTTAATAGCATTACCAACTCTAATAATGATTTATATCTAAATGGTACCTTCACTTATACACTAACTGTTAACATACCTGCAGGGTATAATAATTCTGGTACAATTGATTGTGATGTTTCAGTAACTGGTGGTTTAGCTAATGCAAGTATTTCAATGTCCGATACTAGTGCTATTACGATAGCACCGCTTGGAACACCATTCCAGACAAAACAGGTTACTATCACCGGAGCTACAAATAACTTTGATGTTGATAATCATATTCTATATGACAATTCGGTAGCATGGCTTACAGCAAGTACTAATGCCTTTGATATTAACGGTGGGCAATTAAGGTTCCAAGCAACTGCAAATAATACAGGATCGCCAAGAGAGGTCAACGTGACACTTCGACACCCTGATGATCCTCAAGTAACTGCAACAACTTTTAAAATAACACAAAATTCAGGTAATACAGCCCCAACGGGTGATGATATAAGTAGGTCTCAATCATGGGACGCAAGCCCTAGTAATGTTGATATTAATTTTAAAGACTTTGCTACTAGTGGATGGAACGGCTCGTCTGTTAGTGATGTAGATGGTGATGACTT